CCCGCCATTATCGATTCAAGCATGGCAATCACCAATAAACAATACTTGCTCAAATCCCTTAACGGTCTGAATCTTTCGGATGATGATATTGACATTATTCTTCTGAAAGCTTCATTGGATGGCGACGATTCTGTTGACGTTCAGGCATGCGACATGGCAATTTACAAACGCATGTCTATCATCCTGAAAGGAACAACGCAAAACGTGTCCGAGGGTGGTTATTCCATCTCATGGAACATGGAAGCGATTAAGCTCTACTATGCTTCGTTGTGCAATGAGTTAGGGGTTGAAAACGTGTTGATTGGTAGGCCAAAAGTTCGCGATCGCTCAAATTACTGGTAATGGTAAGACAATATCCACACTTTTTGTTCGCCGTGCTCGGAGGGGATGCCGTGCAAGATGAAGATGGCAACTGGATACAACCGGAAGAAAGAATTGAGATGATTTCCAAATGCCGGGAAGAAACGAACGGTAAAGGAACCCAAATCAATATAGCCGGTGGAACATTCCACGTCTTTAGCTCGCTCGTGCAGCTTCCAAAAGGTGCGCCGAGGGTGGAGGTTGGAACTAACGTGTTCGTGGCTGATGATGAAGCGGGTGGAAGTGTGAGGGTGAAAGGAACGGCATTGAAGTTCGATGCCGGACAATTACATTCAAGACTATGGCTATAAAAGCAAATTTCACGAGAGGGGATGTAGAGAAACGCTTCAATGCTTTTCTGGAAGAAATCGAGAAACAGCAGGTGAGGCGTTTGCAGATGCTTGGTGAAAAATGTGTCGCGCATGCGAAGTCTATTTCCCCGGAACAAGGTTTTCACGATCAGACGGGCAATTTGCGCTCTTCTATTGGCTACATGGTGTTCAAGGATGGCGTTGCCATACACGGGCAATATGAAGTCATTACCGGAACAAGCCCGGCCGGAAAGTCACTTGATGGCTCGACGGGCGCGAAAGTGGGTGAGGCGTTGGCAAGAAAAGTGGGTGAAAAAACAAAAGGCATTAGCCTTGTCGTCACGGCCGGGATGAATTATGCTTTGGCCGTGGAATCAAAAGGGAGAGATGTTATTTCATCCGCCGAACATTTGGCACAGAGGGAATTGCCTAAAATGCTTGAAAAACTTATTGGAAACATTCAAGAAGCGACGACGGGATGAAACAGATATTTGACACCGATTCGATTTTGTTCGGCATACTGAACAGCTCGCCCGTGAAGAACGCTATCAGCGGGGGAATTTACGTGGGAAGCGACAGGCCGGACGATTCAAATGAAGAAGATATTGTTGTGAATAGTGTTGATTTAACGCAAGACTATCACCCGCAAATTGGCACTTCAAACGTGAACGTGTTCGTCAAGGACATGAGCGTTCAAATCGATGGAAAACAACAGGTTAAGGCAAACCGCGTCCGATTGAAGGCGCTATCCAATAGAGTATTGGAAGCATTAAGAGCCGCAAAGGTTCCGGGGTTGATATTCACGATTGATAACCAAGCAATTTTGGCAGAACCAAGCGCGAAACAACATTACGTGAATTTGCGGATTTCATGGAATATTCAAACAAATTAAAAAAAAATGATATGAGCTTAATTACCATCGGATTAGCAGAAATTAAAGTCGGTGAAGCCTCTAAGGCCGGCACGATGCCGGAGAATCTTGCCAAGATCGGCAAAACCTATCGTGATACTTGCCGGATTGACCAAGAGGCGTCAGAGGTGAACGAACATTTTGAAGAGGGCAAGGCCGCACCGGAAGTGCGGAAGAAAATACGCCGTATCCCGGTGTTGACTTTCTCCCTTATGGATGCCGACGTGGAGACGCTTGTCAACTACGTGGGGGGTGCGAATGTAGGAACAGAAGAAGACCCGAAATGGGGCTTTGACGGTGATGAACTTGTCGCGAACAAGTCTATTCTCGTGGAAAGCGAGATGGGTCTTGATTTCGAGATTCCTAACGGGGATATTGAAGCGGTTATTAACGCGGATATGTCCGCCAAGGGGATTTTCCTTGTTGACTTTACCGTTACCCCGCTTGCCGTTGATGCCGGGAAGGCAATCAGAGGTGTTCCGAAAGCGACTGGATAGTATTGGCTTTGTATTGTTACACGCCGAAAGCCCCAAAACCAACGTGTTTTCGGGGCTTTTTTTAAAGCAATGATATGGAAAAAGAAAACAAAGATGCAATCAAATCACTCGAACAAGAAAAGAACGAACTCAACGCGCTTATAGGCAAGGGGGTATCATTCGAGGTAGACGATGTTGAATTTGAGGTCAAGAAGGTGTTTTTCGGATTGATTAAGAAACACGTTCCGGTGAAAGTGAAACGGCAATTCAAGATTGAAGAACCCACGTTGGGAACTCTCGATAGGATTGCAGCCGAAAGCATTGAGCTTGCCATTGACGACGAGGCATTGAAGTCAAGCGATGGGATGAAGCACGCGAGGACGCTTGTAGCCCATCACTCGAAGAGATGCGCGAAGATTATTGCCTTGGCCGTCCTTGGCTCGGACTACTTGATTCCAAGACCATGGCATGGTGGCGTCAAGTACGTGGAGGACACCGGGCGACTTGAAGAGTTAACATCTCTATTCAGCAGGACGATCAGGCCGTCGCAATTGTATCAATTGTATGTATTAATCAACGCGATGTGCAACCTCGGGGATTTTACGAACTCTATCAGATTGATGTCAAGCGACCGAACGACAATGCCGATTCTGGTAGAGCAAGAGGGTTAAAAAGTCCATTTGGTCGCCGGGGTGCGATATGCTCACATTTCGGGTGGACGTGGGATTACCTACATAATGGCATTGCGTGGCCTATCGTGCAGAGGATGATGCTTGATGCACCTTCGTATAGTACCGGGGAAGAAGAAGACGCTATTGTCTTGACTGAAAAAAACGCCGGGGATATTATGAACTACGTAAACAGCATGTTATAAAATGGCTCAAATAGATGGTGGTGGAATGTCCTTCACGTCGGAACTGGACAACGACCAATTAAATAAAGCAATTGATGAATCCCTGAAAAGGATTCAAGGCCTATCGGATGGCACTGTGGCGGGTGGGGAGGCGATGGACGCCGCTTTTAGTGCAACCGCGGACAGCGTGAGAGAGGCATTAAGCGAGATAGGCAAAGCCGTGGGAATACACGAGCAAGAATTGAATAAGCTTGAAACTGACTACCAAGTTCTCGGGGAAAAAGCCGCGGCCGCTTTTATGGCCGGCCGAGATGAAGAGTATGTTGCTATTGGCAGACAGCAGGAAGCCGTCCGCGGCGAGATAGTCGTTCGCAAGAACCTTATCAAGGAACTGAACGAGCAGTCCAACAAGCTTGAAGATAACGCGGCCAAGCTTGAAGAAAACACAAATAAGCAGGTGTCAATGCGTGCTCGCATTCGTGAATTGCGTGAAGAGATGATGCTTTTAGTTGATCAAGGCATCGATGAGCAATCAGAAGCATATGGGAGATTGCAATCCGAATTGGTTCGGCTTCTTGACATTCAGGATGACATAAACCAACAAGGGCGCATCATGTCGCACGACGAGGGGGCGTTTCAAGGATTGATAACTGGTTTGTCCGGCCTTTCGGGTGCATTCTCGGCAGCAACCGGTGCGGTTTCCTTGTTCTCGGGTGAAAATGAGAACCTGCAAAAGATCATGCTGAAAGTTCAATCGCTTATGGCCATCACCATCGGCTTGCAGCAAGTAGCCTACACCTTTAACAAGGATAGTGCATTTCAACTTGTGACGATGAACAAGCTGCGTGGGTGGTGGAATGATGCCTTGGCAAAAGGCGCGGCGGTACAAACAACCGAAACAACAGCAACAGCGGCCAATACAGCCGCTAAAAAGGCGCAAGCAGCAGCCACCTCTCAAGCCACGACAGCAGAAACAGCCAACACGGTAGCCACTGGTGCACAAGCAACCGCGGCGACGGCAGGAACAGCCGCAAATTTGACGCTCGCGGGGGCATTCCGTGTTCTTGGTGCCGCAATAAAATCAATCCCGGTGTTCGGGTGGATATTGGCCGGGATATCCGGGCTTGTTGCTCTCGTGGGTGCCTTCACCAGAAAAACCCGTGAAGCGAAGAAAGAGCAAGAAGAGTTTACCGCCTCAATGGTTGAAAACGCTTACAAGTCAATCGGGGCGGTCGAGAGCTTGTCGGTGAAATGGGATGAACTCGGCGATAATTTGGACGATAAGAAAAAGTTCGTCGAGGACAACAAAAAGGCCTTTGATGAATTGGGCATATCCGTTATGGATGTGGTTGATGCCGAGAATCTACTGGTGAATAACAAACAAAACTTCATCGATGCACAAATAGCTAAGGCCAAGGCGGCTGTTTATTTGCAACAGGTGACCGAAAAGGTTAAAAAGCAAATGGAGCTTGAAGCCGAGATTGAGAAAATGAGCGATACCCGGCTCATGTACTCGGGTGGCGGGATGTTCGGCAGCGGTACTGTTTATGAGGTTGACAATCGGGCTAAGATCAAGAAGCAAAAAGAACTTGAAGATTTGCAAGCTGAAATCAGAACGGGGTACGAAAATGCGGCAACAGAAGAAAAGCTTGGCCTTGACCTTTTAAAGGACGCGGGCATCGATGGAGTGAATGAGTACGCGGAAGGTGCGGTTGGGGCAATAGAGCAAGCCATATCGCTTAAACAGGCGTATTTAAAGACACTCACCAATAACGATGATTATAAGGCCGGGGTCGCCGAGATTGAAGCACTGCAAAAACAATTGGAGGGTATCACCGGGAAGAAGAAGACCTCGACCACGACGGTAAAAGACCCATTTCTTGAAAAACTGGAAAAGCAAAAGAAAGAGTATGACCGCTTCCTGAAATGGGTGAACTCGGGGGATGAGATATTGGCCAAGGCGGCGAATAAAGAGTTCGAGGGCTTGTTGGCACAAGGCAAAACGTACATTGACTACTTGAAGAAACAGCGTGACGAGTTGTTGCAAGTTGATATTGCAGAAAGGACTAAGTTGCAAAACGCTCAATTGCGCACGATCAATGATCAAATCGCGGAAGAGACAAAGAAAACGGTGTTGGAATCATTCAATAATGAGTTGGCCGCTCAATTAACCAACGCTCAAACAATAATGGAGATGTTGAACATCATCGAACAGCGACGGCAACAACTGGCAAACGATGGAACTGATTTGGACAATGAGAAAAAGGATGCATTGGATGAAGCCGAAAAGGATGTTGTTCAAAAGGCCAAGGAAGAAACGGACGCTCTACTGGATGATTACGCTTCGTATTTGGAGCGAAAAATACAAATGCAGGAACAGTTCAACAATGATATATTATTGCTTGAAAAACGACGGGGTGAAGCCACGACGGAAGAGCAGCGAAAGGAAATTGACCGGGTTATCGCGAACAGACGAGCGCAATATGAAAGGGATGCGAAAAGTTCAGGCGATGTTGAATATGACGACCTGTTGAGGTCTTATGCCACGTTTGAACAAGAGAAACAAGCCATCATTGATGAGTATGATGCAAAGCGTCTCAAAGCACAAGAACATGGTAACGAGCAATTGATTGAGCAGCTAAACAAGGCACAAGCCAAGGCTCTTTCAAGTCTCGCGCTCGGTGAGATGCAAGAAAATCCGGATTGGGAAAAAATGTTTGGTAACCTCGATGAATTGACCACAACTAAGCTTGAGGAAATCTTGGCAATGATCGAGGGGAAAACGGCTTTTCTCGGCGTGGAGTTCGACCCAAAAGACTTGGAAGCCATAAAGAACAAGGTTGAGGAAATAAAGAGTGAAATTCAACAGCGCAATCCCTTCAAAACCTTGATCGCTTCCATCAAGGATTATTCCAAAGCAGCAGATGAAGAAAGCAAGAAAAAGGCATTGAGCAAAACGTTTGAGAGCGCGGCCGCGTCAATTGACCTTGTTTCCGGGGCTTTGGATTCGGTTCTCGGTGGCATCGACCAAATGGGTATCCAAATGAGCGATGAAACGCAAGCGGTCATGGCTAACATAGGTGGAATTATTGACGGGGCATCTAATTTAGCGCAAGGCTTAGCAACTGGAAATCCGCTCGCGATCATACAGGGTTCAATATCAATCATTTCGAATGGAATTGATATGATATTCGGTGCTCATGACCGCAAAGCTGAAAGGGAAATAAAGAAGCACGCGGAGGCCGTGGGTAAGCTTGAGAGTGCGTACAATGCCCTTGCTTGGTCAATAGACAAAGCGTTGGGGAATAATGTGTATAAACAGCAGCAAGCCGCTATTGCCAACATGGAAGCTCAACGCGAGCATTTGCGGGCGATGTGGGAAGCGGAAGAATCAAAGAAAAAATCTGATTCATCAAAAGTTGACGAGTATCGACAGCAATACGAGCAGTTGGGGCGAGACATTCAAGATATGTTGGATGAAATCTCGAATGACTTATTGCAGACAGACGCGAAAGCATTTGCCGATAAACTGGGTGATGCGCTCGTGAATGCTTTTTCAAAGGGTGAAGACGCGGCCTTGGCCTTTGGTGATACAGTTGATAACGTGATTAAGCGTGCGGTGCTTAATCAGCTGAAAAAAAACTTCCTTGAAAAGCAATTGCAGGGTGCTTTGGATGGCCTCGAAAAATCAATGGGGTATTGGGATGGTGATGATTTCGTATTTGACGGCTTGACGGAAGCCGAGATCGCGGCATTCAAAGCACAAGTTGCTAATATCACAAAGGGGTTTGATCAGGCAATGGAGGCATACGCCGACCTTTTCAAGGATATTGCACCGGATGCGGATACTTCATTGACCGGAGCGGTGAAAGGCGTGTCAGAAGAGACGGCAAGCCTCATGGCCGGACAAATGAACGCGATACGAATCAATCAGATGGAGGCAACGCAATTGTTGAGGCAATCGCTTGTTGCATTAACAACAATTGCAAGCAACACTTCGTACAATCACCACTTGTCGAAATTGGAACGCATCGTTACAATTCTCGAGGGTGGTTCTAATGACACGTTGCGTTCGCAAGGCTTGTCGTAAACAAAAGTGTATCAATTTAATACATTACAAATATGAGATTATCGAGAAAGCTCGCCAAACAGGCAAAGAAACACAATATATGTAGTGAATGGCATGGTGAATTGAAAGGTCTTAATGATAAACCGGCAATGGTGGATATGTACTTGAAGGGCATTGATTTTTGCCTTGCTAATAACTACCCGAGTAATGACTTCATCCGGGATAACTTCAAAGGGATGATGGAAGAGCACGGGGTATTTCTTGACGACAATGTAAATCTTGAAGCAAATGGGAGATCATGTTGTGTTGCATTGGGCAAGACGGGGGGCAATATATCCATCGTGGGGTTCGGCGCGTGTGAAATATACGTCAAGCATGATTCGGAATTAAGTATAACGGCAAAGGATGACGCGTTCGTGATGATCGACTTGTTCGACAATGGCAAAATCCAAGTTCACGCCCACGACCGGGCGAAAGTGTGCGTGAATAAATACGGCGGTGAAGTAAGCGAATATCAAACAGACAAAGCCGTGATAAAGGTTATTCAAAAACATAAAAAAACTTACTAAAATGAACTCGGACAATATAATATTGAACTTGCCATTCGACGAGAGCAAAGGTTCTCTCGTAGCCTACGATTACAGCCAAAACAGAGCGGACGGACAGGTTCTCGGGGCTGAATTTGTAGCCGGTAAAAATGGCAATGCCATATCTTTTAATGGCGGCGACACGTGCGAGGTGGATAAATCAGTTCTGCAATTAGATCAAGAGTTTTCAATCCTGCTGTGGGTAAAGGGTGGGCAAGTGCATACCGGTCC